GGTGGTGCTGGTGGTGCTGGTGGTCGAGGAATTGGCTACAATCAAGCACAGGCAAATGGTTCTGGCGGTTCTGGTTCGAATCATTCGAACGGTGGTTCAGGTGGTTCAGGTGGAAACGGTTCGAATGGCTTTGGTGGAGCTGGTGCTAGTGGTAATAGTGGTGGCGGCGGGAATAAATCAGGCGGAGCTTCTGGTGGGGGTGCTGGTGCTGCTGGGCGAGCTGTAACTTTCTCAGGCGTAACAGCTTACACAATCATTGGTACAAACTCTGGGACTATTAATGGAGCTTATACTTAATGACAGCTTCAGAAAAGAAGACTATGCAAAATTATAATGAAAAACAAAATTTGGATGGATTTAATACTAACAAAAATTTGCAAAATTATGCTACACCGTATTCATCTTTTGTAGGTGGTTGGTTTATTGATGAAAGTATATGTGATGAGTTGGTCAAGTTTTTTGATTTAAATACAAAGCTTGCAGAGCCAGGCACCACATTTTTAGAAGATAGATCAATTATAAATTCTGAGGTTAAAGATAGTCTTGATTTAAGCTTTAATACAAGAGATCCTATACCTATACTTGGTGAGGAGTGGGGGCCACTTAATCCTTTAAACATTTACTTAGATAATTTACAGGAAGTATTAAATTTATACTTAGAAAGATATAGACATTCAAGTTATGTTGAACGATTTGAAGTGCAAGGGTTTAATATTCAACGGTATAACCCTGGTGGAGGATTTAAAAAATGGCATTGTGAAAGAACAGGTCCACAAGATAGTAGTAGGCATTTAGTTTTTATGACATATTTAAATGATGTGCCTGAAGGTGGCACCGAGTTTTTATATCAAGATTTAAAATTGCCAGCTAAAAAAGGGTTAACTGTATTGTGGCCTTCTGATTGGACACATACTCATAAAGGTATTATATCAAAAGAACACGAAAAATATATTGTTACAGGATGGTATAATTACATATGGTAAGATGTAATACGGAGGATAATTTAACGGAGATAATCAATGCCCTTAACAACATTACGATATAAGCCTGGTGTTAATCGAGATGTAACTTCTTATACAAATGAGGGTGGTTGGGTTGACAGCGACAAGGTACGCTTCAGACTAGGCTTTCCTGAGAAGATAGGCGGTTGGGTAAAGTATTCTTTGAACACCTATCTGGGATCAGCTAGAAGTTTGTTTCCTTGGACAGCATTAGACAGCACTAAGTTCTTAGGCGTTGGAACCAACCTAAAATTTTATGTGTTAGAAGGAAATGCTTTTAATGACATTACTCCAATCAGGGTTACCACTACTGGAGAAGCAACCTTTTCTGTGGGCGATGGATTTACTGTAGCCACCGTAACAGACAACTCACATGGAGTTAACCCTGGGGATTTTGTTACATTTAGTGATGCCGCCTCTCTAGGAGGCAATGTTACAGCCGCAGTACTTAATCAAGAGTACGAGATAGCTACTGTCCCTACTGTTAATACTTTTACAATCAACCTCTCCGTCACTGGAAACGCTAGTGATTCTGGAAATGGTGGTGGAAGCACCGTTGCTGCATATCAAATAGATTGCGGACTAGATACTCAGGTTGGTGGTACTGGTTGGGGATCTAGCACCTGGGGTCGTAGTACTTGGGGATCGTCTTTCGGCCTAGGAGTTGCTACTGAGTTAGCTCTTTGGAACCAAGACAATTTCGGAGAAGATCTGTTGTTTAATCTAAGAGACGGAGCGATATACTATTGGGACAGAAGTGGTGGAATAGCTGCTAGAGCAGTCAATTTAGTTGATGTAGCTGGAGCTGATAATGCTCCTACTATAGCAAAACAAGTAATGGTTTCCGACAACTCTCGGCATGTGATAGCGTTTGGCACCAATACTATTGGAACTGCGGTTCAAGATCCTTTGCTCATACGGTTCTCTAGCTCAGAGTCTTTAACAGACTGGGCTCCGACACCAACCAATTCAGCGGGAGATCTAAGAATAGGTAGCGGATCAACCTTTGTTACAGCGATAGAAACGAAACGAGAGATCGTAATTTTTACTGACAGTACGTTGCATTCCATGCAGTTCTTGGGCGCACCGTTCTCTTTTGGTATTCAACCTTTGTCTACAGGCATAACAATCATGGGACCTAACGCCGCCGTTGCAGTTGAGGACGCTATATTCTGGATGGGGCAGGATTCTTTTTATCTATATGAAGGTGGAACCAAACAGCTTCCTTGTATGGTCAAGGAGAAAGTATTTTTTGATTTTGATTACGGTCAAAAAAGTAAAGTCTACGCTGCTCATAACGCAGAGTTCTCAGAAGTAACTTGGTATTATTGTTCCGACAGCAACTCTGTCGCTAATGGCGGCACTGGTCAGAATAATCTTTACGTTACTTATAACTATTCAGAGACGGTTTGGTATTATGGCACGTTAAATAGAACCGCGTTCATAGACAGAGGTATTTTTCAATACCCTATCGGGGCGCAAGATGGGTATCTATATAATCACGAAGTTGGATATGATGACGATGGTTCTGCAATGACTTCTTCTATTGAAGCTAGTCCCATAGATATGGGAGAAGGGGAACGATTTGTTTTTATCAATAAAATCATTCCTGATATAACTTTTCAAGGATCTACTGGAGGCACTCCGAGTGTAGATATGACACTAAGTATGCAGGATTACCCAGGTAGTCCATATGGACAGGCAGAGGCAGAGACTGTTACTTCTTCAGCTATCTCCACGACCACTGTGCCTTTTGAACAGTTTACAACCAAGGCTGACATCCGATTAAGGGGTAGAGCTTTTGCTTTTAAGGTAGACTCAACCGCACTAGGAGTTAGATGGCGGCTAGGAACTCCACGGATTCAACTGCGCCAAGACGGTAGAAGGTAATGGCAACAAACGTAACTCCTTTCCCTAGACTTCCCACACCAGCGGGTCAAGTAGACGTAAGGTATATGACGGATTTAATCCGAACCTTAGAGTATTTTCTAGCTCAAGTGCAAAACCCAGGTTCTTTAAGAGCTACAGACATAACTCTTACCGATCTTCAAGCTGGTAATGACGTTGGTTTAGAGACTGGAGCGTTGTATCAAGTAAATGAATTTATTAAAATAGCTCTAGCAAATGTCTCTGCGTGTGCAGGATCGGCTGGAACAGGCGCAATAGGAACAGTAACAGTTGCTGTTTCATAATAAAACAGTTATGGTACGATAAATAAGAAAGGCATTCGCACATGGGACTTGGTGGCATAGTAGCAGCAATAAGTGGATTAGCATCTATAGCAGGCGCATTTTCAGGTGGAGCGGCGGCTGCGGCTGGTGGCGGTGGTCTTGGTAGCATCATCCAAGGAGCAATAGGCGGTGGATTTTCTGCATCTCCTTTTGGACAAGCTGCGAATGCTTTAGGTTTAAACATAGGCGGCGGTGGCGGTGGATTTATGGGCAACACTCAAAGTCCTAGGTCAACGGGTCCGTCACAGTTTATGAACTCTTCTTATTCTGGTAAGGGCAACCCTATGTCATCAATAGGACAGGGGATCAAAGGAGCTGCAGGATTTTTAGACAGCAATCCTTTAATCACATCTATGGCTCTACAACTTTTGCAAAAAGACCAACAGTCTACACCAGACAGTGTTAGAAATCAATTGATGTACGGGCATAATCCAGATATTGTTGGTCGAATGGCTCCAGACATAAAAGCTCGAATGGCGCAAGGTGGAATAGTCCAAGCGTATAATATGGGTGGGTATATTGAAGGTCCTGGGACTTCGACTAGTGACTCAATACCAGCGACAATATATCAGGGCGGACAGCCCGTAAGAGAAGCGGCCTTATCAGATGGTGAGTTCGTTGTAAACTCTAGAACGGTTAAAGCTTTAGGTGATGGCGACAGAGATGCTGGTGCAGCTAGACTGTATCGAATGCAACAAGAAATGGCAGAGGACGCATAATGGTTGATGAAACAGGTAGTACACAGAATCAAAGTTATCTTCCAGATTACCAAGAACAATATTTAAAAGACCTATTAGCCAACGTATATGGTACTGATCCAGACACAGGCGATGTGACGGGCATTGCGGCTCGGTCCCCGCTCTTTGGCAAAATGGTTACCGATGATGAAGGCAATCCAGTCTACGAACTGAATGCCGATGGATCTCAGAAGTTAGATTTTGCAGGCAATCCTATTCAAGAAACAATAGGGGGAGTGGCTGCTCCTGATATTGCTCGATTTACGGATGCACAGAAACAAGCCCTTCAATTAGGAATGGACGGCGTTGGAGCCTATCAACCTATGATGGATAAAGGGGCCGCCAATGTTGAGAAAGGCCTGAGTGTTTACGATCGAGGGAGAGACATAACAGAGATGGGTGTTGACGCACTCTCTGGAACAATGAATGCTGACGGAACTGCAAGAAGTTTTGATCCTAATGCGTACCAGGCATACATGGATCCTTATACTCAAGAAGTTATAGACACTACGTTTGCAGATATTAATCGACAAGCAGACATGGATCGCAACAGAATTAGGGATGGTGCCATAGGTGCAGGAGCTTTCGGTGGGTCTAGAGGTGCCCTACAACAATCAGAGTTGACAAGAAACACCGCAGATCAAATGGCACGAACCGGTGCTGGGTTAAGATCGCAAGGATATGGAGCCGCCCAATCACAAGCCCAGTCTGTTTTTGAAAATCAAATGTCTCGAGGTGCGAATGCAAGTCAGATATTTAATCAACTTGGTCAAGGTATGGGCACACTCGGTGGAGATATAAAAACAACAGGGATTCAACAGGCAGCACTAGGTGAAGCAGCACAAGCGGCACAAACAAGAGATGTAAATTCTTTGTTTAATCTAGGAACTTTAGAGCAGAAACAAATGCAGAATGAGTTTGACGTACAACGAGCTGGTCAAATGGAAGAAGCGTATGAACCATATCAACGGTTTAATTACATGTCAGATATACTTAGAGGTGTGCCTTCAACGCAAGGATCTATCACCACGAACACTGCGCCTAGTGGAGGGTTCCTCTCAAATATCTTTGGTATGACCAATGCTATCCAAGGAACCCAACAGGCTACAGGCCAAGGAATACTATCAGGTTTAATTAATCCAAGCGGAGCGTAACATGAGTATAAATAATAAAGGTCTTTTCAAAAACGATGACGCTCGAAAAATGCTTCGTAGCATGGGAGGGGTTAAGAGACCTACTGGTATTCTTGCATCCTCACAAACATTGATGGACGCAGTGGCTATGCCTAGAAAGAAAACGGGACAAGGTAAGATAGATTCTCGTGCTTTGGCGGCACAGTTTGGTAATACGGTTAACAGCCCAACTACTATGAATAGAAATGCTATGTCCGCGCCGATAGATCCGATGCAAATGCAACCACAACCACGAATGGAAATGGCTCAAGGACCAGTAGCCGGGATGCCTAGTGTACAAACAGAGTACAACATGGGCGGACCTGTGCAAGGGTATAACATTGGGGGTTTTCTTAAGGCGGCAAAGCAAGGAGTAGACAGTTTTATTGATGTCTCGAAACCAGCGAAGGGTATGTCGGCACCTCAACAAACTTATGCTAATTACAAAAAGCTAGGTATTGTTACTCTTGGAGGGGGCGCGGCGGGTACAACCGCTATTAATGTTGGCAATCCTTTTTCTACAGAAGAGTTTGGAGAAGAGGCAGAGGGCTTGAACAAAGAACTTCAAGATACAGCAGATATAGCGGCAAAGGCTGGAGGCACAGAGGCTGGAGCTAGAGAATTAATCCTTCAGCTTGGTGGTAATCCAGAAGGAAATGTTACGGATGAGTTAAATAAAATATATACTGGCGTTAGTGGCAAGAAAATCCCCGTGTCTCAAGAGAAGAAAATAGAAGGGTCTATTCAAGCTATTGTTGGTGCGGCTACTATGGCGGCTAAAGGCAATGACATGCAAAGGATAGCCGCTGGATTAGGAGCTGGTGCAAAAATACGGGGACGGATAGCAGAAGATGCTTTAAAAGCAAAAAATAACGCAAAAGGTTCCGAGTACACAAGACAAAGAGCCTATGACAGAATACTAGAAGAGCTTGTCAAAGGAGCAATGAAAGACGATGCAGAACTTTTAAACGATCCCGCAAAATTAGAGGCACTTAAACAACAGGCCGCTTCTTTATCTGGAGTTGTTAGTGAGTCCTCGGCTCCTGCTCCGTCCGCAACAAGAACGCCAAATGCTAGTCACATCGCCGCATTAAAAAAAGACCCTAGTCAAGCCGCTGTCTTTGATGAGTACTTTGGCTCTGGAGCAGCTAGTAACATTTTAGGATAACATAATGGCTGAAAACTTTTTTGCTCAATTTGACGAAGAGCCTCCAAAAAAACAAAACTTTTTTGCTCAGTTCGACGAGGAACAATCCTCTCCACCTGGACCTGAAGAAAGCGAAGGCGTTTTAAAAGAGTTTGGCGAAGGCGTTATCTCTGGCTTAACTAAAATCCCACAAGGCATCTTGGAACTCGGAGCTACTGGCATTGACCTCGTAGCTGGAACCGATACCGCAGGAGAAGTCACAGACACCTTTGAATATATTCGAGGTGGGGTAGATCCTGTTGGATTTGTTGGCAAGGGAGCGGAAGCAATTACCCAGTTTGGTATACCAGGAGCTGTTGCTGTCAAGGGACTAAATGCTGTTCAAAAAGGACGCAAGGTAAAAGCCGCTGCCGCAGGGGTAGATATACCAGATCCGAGCAAGGTAAAACAATTAGCTATGGAAGCGTTAGCCGCTGGCGCAGCAGACTATACAGTAGCAACGAATGATACTGAATCTTTTCTTGAAGGTTTTTATGACGGTGCGTCTGGACCAGAAAGTGAGAGAGGAATGTCCAACAGAGGACAAGCTTTAGAGAATTTAAAAGACAGATTCTTTTTGGGTGTTGAGGGAGCCGTAGCAGTTCCTCTTGCGGCGGGTGCGATTAAGTATGGTAAGAAAGCATTGGATTCAAATGCCGCGAAGACAGCGGGACAGATTGCGGGAGCTACTCCAGGTGTGCAAGGGGGAAGAAGACTCATCCAACAAGGAGCCAAGAGTTTCTTGAAAGGAACTTCAGTAGTGGCGGATGAAATAGACAAACTTGATGCTACGGTCATGTCAGGAAAAGGAACTAACAAACAAGAGCTACTGTCTAGGCTGTTAGGATCTCTTAGATACAGAGGTA